ATCCACAGAAGGTTACCCTTATGAATTTGGTTACCATGAGGAAAATGTTAAATGATTGAAGAAACAAAGCCAATTGGCCGCCCAACACTATATGACCCAAAGTATTGCGATCTAGTTATCGAATTAGGCGCAAAGGGTAAAAGTGTAGAACAAATTTCTACATATTTGGGTGTGTCATTAAGAGTTATGTATGATTGGCGTGATCGTTATCCGGACTTTCTGCACGCCTTGGATGATGCCAAGATAGCGGAGCAAACGTGGTGGGAGGAACAGGCGCAGACATATATGCTAGAGCACAAGGATGGGGCCAAGCTAAACGCAAGTATTTGGTCACGATCAATGGCCGCACGTTTCCCAAAGAAATATCGTGAATCGGTTAAACAAGAAATCACCGGTGAAAATGGCGCACCATTGCTAACAAACATTGCGGTGACGTTTGTAAGCCCAAATGGAGGCTAATATTGAATTCCCGCTAAAGTTGCAATGCCTATTCCAACCGGCACGCTATAAGGTGTTGTTTGGAGGGCGAGGGGGGGCAAAAAGTTGGGGAATAGCTAGGGCGCTGTTGATCATCGGCGCTAACAAGGCAACACGCGTGCTATGTGCCCGTGAATTTCAAACATCTATCAGGGATTCCGTTCATAAGCTATTGTGTGATCAAATCACCGCAATGGGGCTAACGGAATTCTATGAAATAACGGATAGAACAATCCGCGGCAAGAATGGATCGGAATTTAACTTTGTTGGCCTAAAAAATAATGTGGCGAATGTAAAGAGCTATGAGGGCGTGGATGTGTGTTGGGTGGAGGAGGCGCAGACGGTTTCTAAGCGATCATGGGATACGCTAATCCCAACGATTAGAAAAGAACAATCGGAAATATGGGTTTCATTCAATCCGGAATTAGAAACGGATGAAACCTACCAAAGATTCGTTATCCACACGCCCGAAAACGCCATTGTGCAAAAGATCAATTGGTCTGATAACCCGTGGTTTCCGGATGTGTTGCGGCTAGAAAAAGATACGCTAAAGAATCGTGATCCGGAGGCGTATAACATGGTGTGGGAGGGGATTTGTAGGCAAACCGTGGATGGGGCCGTTTTTGCCAAGGAAATCCAATTGGCCGATCTACAAGAAAGAATCGGAAAGGTGCCCTACGATCCGATTAAACCCGTTCACGTTGTCTTTGATTTGGGTTGGGCGGATGCAACGGCATTGTGGTTTGTGCAATTCGTGGGAATGGAAACCCGCCTAATCCGCTATTTTGAAACATCACAAGAAACCATATCGGCTATCTTGGCCAAGATGCAAACTTTTGGATATGTGTTTGACACGCTATGGCTACCGCATGATGCGGAAAACAAGACATTGGCGGCGGCGGGGCGATCAATTGAGGAAATTGTGCGGGCGGCGGGCTATAAGACGCGGATTATCCCAAGGACACCAATAGCGGATTCAATTAACGCCGCACGCACGATCTTTAGCAATTGTTGGTTTGATAGAATAAATTGCGCCGATGGGCTACAATGCCTTAGACACTACCGGTATGAGGTTGATCCGGATACGAAACAGTTTTCAAGAACACCATTGCATGATCAATATTCGCATGGCGCGGATGCGTTTCGGATGTTGGGATTGATGATCCAAGAGCCAAAGAAATTGGTAGTGAAAAAACCCGTTTATGAACCAGCGAATTGGATGGGATAGATATGGCCGATAACCAAACAGAATTCGATCCACGGATTGATGAGGCGAAAAAGTTCTTAAAGTTAGCCAATGACGCGGATACGAATAACCGATCCGAGGCGCTAGAGGATTTGAAATTCGCCGCCGGTGATCAATGGCCGGTTGAAATACAGAATAGCCGATCATTGGAGGCACGGCCATGCCTAACGATCAACAAGATCGATGCGTATGTAAGGCAAGTCACTAATCAACAAAGACAACAACGCCCGCGGATTAAAGTCCACGGCATGAATAACCAATCCGATGCCAAGATTGCGGAAATCTTAACGGGGATATGCCGCCATATTGAGGTGCAATCGGATGCGGATCACGCTTATGACAACGCGTTTAATTACGCGGTGCGGATGGGCTTTGGCTATTGGCGGCTAAAAACGGATTATGTGCGGGAAAATTCCTTTGATCAGGAAATATACATTGAGCCGATACACAACCCATTCACCGTGTATTTTGATCCAAATAGCATCTTGCCGGATGGATCGGATGCGGAAAAGTGCCTAATAACGCAAGTGGTTAGCAAGGAAATATTCCGAAAGATGTATCCCGGCGCGGATGATGGCGCGGGATTTACACAACGCGGCACCGGCGATAGCAATGCGGAATGGGTGATGCGGGAGGATATCCGGATTGCGGAATATTGGTATACGGAAAGAAAGGCGGATAAGCTATGCCTATTAAGCAATGGCGAAAAGGCTTTCCGATCCGATTTGCCCGATCAGGCGGAAATGTTGGCCCGTGGCTTGGTGGTGGTTGATGAAAGGCCATCATTTAAAAAAGAGGTGAAACAGATCATTTGCACGGGCATGGAGGTGCTAGAGGAGGGCAAATGGGCAAGCAAATACATTCCAATTGTGCCGGTGTATGGTGAGGAATTCATTGTTGAAAACAAGCGCAAAAAATATGGCTTGGTGCGAATGGCCAAAGACCCACAAAGGATGTATAACTTTTGGAAAACCGCGCTAACCGAATCCGTTGCCCTAGCGCCAAAGGCCAAGTGGTTAATTGCCGAGGGACAGGATGAGGGCCACGAGAATGAATGGGCACAGGCAAACATTAAATCGATGCCGGTGTTGCGATACAAGCAAAAGGATATCGAGGGCGTGCCCGCGCCGGTGCCAACACGGATTCAACCGGAGGCACCGCCCGCGGGAATTATGGCCGCCGCGGATGGAATTAATAGCGATATGCAAGCGGTTTTGGGCATCTTTGATCCAAACCAAATGCCAACCGGAAACATTAGCGGCAAGGCCCTAAATGGCCAACAACAACAAATTGATCTATCTAATTACCACTATTACGATAATCTAACGCGATCCATTAAGCACACGGCCCGAATTATTCTTGATCTAATCCCCAAAATCTACGATAACGCGCGTGTGATGCGGATTATTGGCGATGATGGAAAGCCGGATTTGGTTGAAATCAATAAGCGTGGCCAAGACGAACAAGGCGTTGAAAAGATATTAAACGATGTTACCGTTGGCGAATACGATGTGGTGATGGATACCGGCCCCGGCTACAACAGTAAACGGATTGAGGCGGTTGAATCGATGATGCCTTTGTTAAGTGCCGATCCCAATTTGATGAATGTTGCCGGTGATTTGATCTTTAGAAACATGGATTTCCCCGGTGCGGATGTAATTGCGGATCGATTGGCCGCAAGCAACCCATTGGCACAAATTGATGATAAATCACCCGTGCCGCCACAAGTGCAAATGCAATTGGCCCAATCCAAACAAACTATTCAACAATTGCAACAACAATTACAAGCAATGCAATTGATGATTAAGAATCGTGCGGATGTGGAGCAGATGAAACAGGATGCGGAAACCAAGCGCACATTGATCAAAGAAACCAACCGCGCCCATGATATTGAATTGCGTGATCAGGAAAGACACATGGATATGGTCTTAAAGACACACACGCAAGCACAAGATACGGTGGCTAAGACACAGACGCAATTAGAGGTAGAAAATATCAAAGCCCAATTGGCCATTTATTTGGCGCATTTGGATCGGATAAGTGAACGTGAAGCAAAGGCGGAAGCCATAGAAAGGGCAATCTAATGATGAATGATGAACAAAAAGAATTGGCTAAAAAATATGCCAAAGAACAACACGAAAAAGCTAAAACACATCCAAAATTTGAAAAAATGAAATCCGAAATGGGTAGAAAACAAGCCATTGAGGCCGCCCTTAGTGATTTGAATAACAAACAATATAAAGAAAATTTCAACACCGGATCAAAAGAACAAGTGGTTTATGAACACAAACGAAATGGGCGTGTTTGACAAAGTAATGATTTCGTGTAAAGATTACACAAACCTTACCCGTGGGGATGCACGGGGTTAATTCTTAGGGAAACCTATGTCGGAAAAAGAAGCGGGCCAAGTGCTCACAAGCGAGAATGCGGCGGAATTTTATGCAAATCGTTTAGGTTTAGCCGATCAAACGGATGATGTGGCGGTGGATGCCGAGCCATCAACGGAGGTGGTTGAGAATGAACCCGAGGTGCAAGAGGAAGCCAAACCCGTAGAGGAAAAGCGGGCGAACCCAAAGTTAGAGAAAAGATTTTCCGAATTGACGAAACAACGCGAGGCGGCAAAGGCGGAGGCGGAAGCGGAACGCCAACAAAGGCAAGCGTTGGAGGATAGGTTAAGGGCACTTGAGCAAGTGGCGGCACCACAAAGGCCGAGCGTTGATCAGGAACCGCAACCGGGGCAATTTCAAGATGCGTTTGAATATGCAAAGGCTTTGGCCCAATATTCAACCGAAAAGGCGTTGGCGGAAAGGGATCAACAGGAGGCGAATCGCAAGGCTAATGAGGAAAGACAAAAGGTTATCCAATCTTGGTCATCCAAATTAGATCAAGTGAAAGCCGAATTGCCCGATTACGATGAAATGGTTTCAACGGCTAATGTTGTTGTTTCCGATGAAATCCGTGATTCCATATTGGAATCGGATGTAGGCCCAAGAATCCTATATCACTTGGCGGAGGATTTGGAATACGCACAAAAGTTGGCGGCCATGCCCACACGCAAAGCCCTTCTTGAATTGGGAAAATTGGAAAAGCTATACGAAAAGGCGGAACCGGCTAAGGAGACTACGGTCAAGACAAGTAAAGCACCCGCACCGGTGCGTGCCTTAAAGCCTAGCGGTGGTGTTGCGGATATTCCCATTAATTCAAGTGGTGAATTTCACGGCACATATCAGGCGTGGAAAGAGGCGCGGCGGGCGGGAAAAATCAGGTAATTTTTTTAAGGAAAGATCATGTCAAACAATTTATTGACGATATCAAAAATCACAAATGAAGCTCTTATGGTGCTCGAAAACGAATTGACGTTTACGAGCGAGGTGGACCGCAATTACGATGATCAGTTCGCAGTGGTCGGTGCAAAAATCGGTAACACGGTTAATGTTAGACGTCCCGGACGCTTCATTGGTACCACAGGCCCCGCGCTAAACGTTGAGGATTTCAACGAAACTAGCGTGCCCGTGACACTAAGCACCCAGTTCCATGTGGACACGCAGTTCACGACCCAAGACTTAGCGCTAAGCCTCGACATGTTCAGCGACCGAGTTTTGAAACCCGCTGTGGCCGCCATAGCCAATAAGATAGACCGTGATGGATTGGTGATGGCTAAAAACAATACCGCAAATATTGTTGGCACGGCCGGAACACCGCCCACAGGTTTGATCACATATCTAACCGCCGCGGCTTATTTGGATGCGGAGGGCGCACCCCGTGATGGCCGCCGGTCTTGTATTGTGGAGCCATTTACATCGGCAACCATTGTTGATTCACTAAAAGGCTTGTTTGTTCCACAAGAGGCTATCGGTGAGCAATACAGGAAGGGGTTGATGGGCAGGGACAGCGCGGGGATGAATTGGAAAATGGACCAGAACGTGGTTAGCCAAACCTTTGGCAATAGCCCTACGGCCGTTTTATCGTGCAATACAAGCACCGCAACGGGATTTTTGACATCAGGATGGGCACAGACATCAACAATCGCACTAAGCGCCACTACGGCCGCCGGTCAATTGAATGTTGGTGATGTGATTCAGATTGCAAACGTCTACGCCGTTAACCCACAAAACCGCCAAGCCTATGGTAGCAACAAGCTAAGAAACTTTGTTGTCACCGCGGCCGCCACGGTTGCCACAAGCGGCACCACTAGCGTCACCGTTAGCCCCGCCGTTATCACCGCCGGTCAATTCCAAAACGTTAGCGTGACAAGTGCGGGCGCAAGCACCGTGACACCATTTAACAATAGTGGCACCGTTTCACCCCAAAACATAATCATGCACCGTAACGCTTTCTGCTTGGCCGTGGCGGATCTCGAGCTACCCGAGGGGGTGCACTTCGCGGGCCGTGCAAGCGATAAAGAAATCGGCCTTTCCATGCGTGTGGTACGTCAGTACACCATCAACAATGATTCGATTCCAACCCGTTTGGATGTCTTATATGGATGGGCACCGTTGTATCCCGAATTGGCTTGCCGTGTTGCGGCTTAACGTTAAACATTAGGAGTAAAAAATCATGGCAAATCCCGGACCAGCAACCACAGTAAGCAATCACCCACAAAACTTGGCCACAAACCAAGCCTTGCGTTTGATTGCATCCGCACAATCCGTTAACCTAGCCCTAGCGGGTGATACCGCTATGACGGTGGTGGATGTTTCTAAATTTGTTCCCGTAAGCGTGTTGATCACCAACGGCCTTAACAGTAGCGGCGCAACAACCACTATTGCAACGGCAACCGTTGGTGTTTACACCGGCGCATCACAAACAGGATCAACCGTGTTGACAACCGCCGCGTTGACAAGCAACACCGGTGGCCCTTATGTGACAACATCCACGGCAACAAATCCCGCAACCGCAATTTCTAACCCATCCACAATGTATGTGAATGTGGGCACAACGATTGCCGCCACTTGCGATGTATTTGTTTACGGCTATGACCTTACATTCTTACCATAATGTTTAGGTAAATACGAAAAAGGCCATCCACAAAACGGGTGGCTTTTTTTATTTTTCAAGATACAATCAACACAAAGGAGTTTTTATGTCATTACAAACAACAATCCTTAGGGGGAATATTCTTAATTCTTTCCTTGTTTACCCCACTTTATCCCCCGCCGCCGTTTCTGGCACACAAGCAACACAAACATTCACGATCCCCGGCCTTGTGGTCAACGATTTTGTGAATATTTCCTTGCAAGGTGCCCAAACAACCGGTGTGGGAATCGCTAACGCGTGGGTTTCGGCCGCTAACACCCTTTCTATTCAATTCACCAATAGCACAGGATCATCGGCAACGCCAGCATCCGGTGTTTATACACTTGGTGTTGATCGCTTAGAGGGCACGATCCTACCAACCAATGCGGTGTAATCATGGCCGGATCAACCGTTCAACGCAACGCGGGTCAGACGTATTGTCTTAGCGTCACCAATAGTGCCCATTCAAGCACTTTGATTGACGATCAGACAAACGATCAGATCAACTACTGCTCATTCCTAAACACGGGCGCATCGCCCATTGCGGTGAAATTTGCGAATTATTCGCCATGCCCCGCCGCAACGTTTCCGAGTGATGGCACGCCGGGGGATTATGTTTTGCCCGCGGGCATGACAAGCCCCCTTATTTTGGCAACGCCTACAACGCCGTTTTATATGACGGCGATTAGCAATAGTGGCACGGCGGGATTGCTTTATGTCACCCCTGTTGGTGATCAAAGTTAAGGATTATCTATGACGAATCAAGTTGCCACTACAGTAACAACCCAAATTGTTCCAGTTCAAGGGCAATTTGATTCCAATGGGAATTGCATTGCTTTGATTGGGCCGGGGGGTGAAACTTTTTACCCCCCGTTGCCCACTACGCTCACAGCAACAAATATTTACGCAACAAGTGAAATTGGCTACGCAAGTGGCAATTTTGGAGCTGTTACGCAGACAAACAACAAGACCACGGGTGTTACAGTCAACACATCTAGTGGGCAAATTGTTACCGCAAATAGCCAATTAGCACCTAGCGCACAAGCCGTTTTTACCGTTACAAATAGCTTAGTAAGTGCAAATGACAATGTAATTTGTTCAATTGCAAGCGGCGGCACGCAAGGCGCATACAATGTATTTATTGCCGGAATTGCCAATGGATCGTTTATTGTGGTGATCAAAAATAGCACCAACAACGCGTATTCTGAAGCAGTCACAATCAATTTTTCAATTTTGCACACATCTAGTTAAGGTGAAACAATGGGTACATTAGTCTTTCAAGCCGCTCTCGGTGGGCAAGTATCTGTTACTGGTCCAAATACCGCATCAAGCTACACGATTGCTGTGCCTACTGTTAATGGCACGTTCGTCACGACTGGCGATACTGGGACAGTCACCAACACAATGTTGGTCAACAGCTCCACAACGATCAACGGGACTGCAATCGCTTTGGGCGCTAGTGGGACAATTACAGCCGCGAATCCTAATGCCCTCACAATTTCAACTGGATTGACTGGCGGGTCTTATGATGGGTCTAGCGCAAAAACTATTGCAATCGACACATCCGTAGTTGTTACCTTAACAGGTACGCAAACACTCACT